TAAAACAGGTTAAGAATAATAAATATTTCATTTAATTAGAAAAAAGAATTGATAAAGCGATAATAGGAACAGCAATTAAAATAATTGAAGTGATATCCATTAGAGCGGCCTTTTTAAAACTTTAAGACAAAAAGCAGTTACAAGAATAAGTGTAATGCCAGCAGAAATTTCCAAAGAATCAGCAGTGCTTAAACCTGTATATGAATTATTAAATCCCAATTTAGAGCAATCAGGAGGAGTAACTATTATTGAGTAATTTTGATTTTTAACAGAGTAATTAATATCAATAGTTTGATCGACAACAGTAGCAGAAGAAACAATTCCAAAATCGTTAACAGGATTAGAAACAATATTTAAAGCAACATCATCTAAGGTTGGGTAACAATAAGATTTATATAATTTCATGATAAAACGGGGGTTAAGTCTCGGCGACTTTCCCCCCTATCCAATATTACAAAGGTTTTTTTAGATATTTGAAGCCAGCAACAGCAACAAAAATCAATAAAACCGCAGCACCAATAACAAGAACATCCGCTTTGCCATCTGCTAAAGCTGTAGTAACAGCAGCATCAACAGCAGCAAATGAACCAGTAGAAAGAACAGCAGCACCAGTTGCAACAGCACCAACAACTTTTTGTTTTGAATCTAATAACGCTTGGTTAAATTTATTCATAATAATTACCTTTTTTTAAGATAGTCGAATCGGTCGACCGGCCGTTTTGTCTTATGACAAATCAGGATTTAATAGGGGTGTAGATTGTTTGGTGTTTAAGGTTCTTAAAATTTGTGATGTCAGTATCAACAGACATTGAATAAAAGCCTTTATTTAATACGCTAGGAACTTCACCTTTAGGGCCTACCGTTATTTGTAATTCTTTGGGATATTTTGATTCATCTGTAAAAGCCACCGCTTTTTGAAAATCTGAAAAATTCGGGTTTTCATTTCTAAAAAGTTCGGTTGATTCGATTTCTATTTTTTCAATAATCATAATTTTTTCCTTTTAATAACTGGCAATAAATTTAGAGTGGTACGCGCCTTGGTTGCCAGAATCCCAGCGAGTTAGAATTTTTTCGTGAATTAGTGTAAATAATCGAGAGATACGACTATCTGCCCAGTAATCAGCGGGTAAGAAAAAATGTATCTCATTAATTTTGATGTTTTGTGATGATCTAAACATTTTGCCAAAACGCTCAAGGTCGCCCTGTTGTTTAGATAAATATTTAGAAAGATAACCAGCGAGGCCAGTTAAAGATTGAGTTTTTTTCTTACGCTTAATATCGACATTCCCGTTTGAAACAATTTGACCTGTGTTTTTATCTTCGACATATCCAACAACATCAAGCCAAAGAGCACGAACAGTAACAACGGGAAAGTAACCATGTAGTGCAACGTGAAAATGAATGGCCCCCCTCTTTTGCTTTTCCATTACTACCACCCATTTAACATTTGGGAATTTAAGACGAAATAAACGTATAAAACGCTGGTAGTCTTTCCAGCCTTGTTTCTCATCACACATATTTTCTTTATATGTAAGGGTCAGTAGGTGATCTAATTCGCCTTCAATAATTTTTTTTCTAACTGTGGATTTCGCACGGCGTAATGAGCGTTCTTTGTTGTCTCGTTCGAGGTCCAAATCTTCAAGACTTGGCAGGAGTTCGATAATTTTCTCTTCTTTAGTTTCTTCCTGCTGAATGTCATCATCAGATTTTTTCCTTTTTTTATGAACTCTCATATCAGCAGAATTGAGTTTAGTGTAAACACACTCGCCAAGTCCGTTTGAGTATGAGGTTAATTTTACTTTTGTAAAAATTCCATGTGGCCGTTGGTTTAAAAAGCCCATATTCTCTGCGGTTCGAAGTGTGTCCATAATCCCTCTGTCGAGTTGTGTCCGTATATCAAGTCTAGGTCAGGGGCTTCGCCCCTTCCTTTTTTTTAACCCTTTAAAAGCGTTTAAAAGCCCTTTAAATGATTAAAAAAACTACGTCACTAAGTAACGTAGGAGTTAAGTTACCTTGCAACGTAGTTTAATGTCAAGTAGTTTGAATCAAGAAGAAATGAAAAAGGTGGTGAAATGAAAAAATTTATAGAATATGTAGATCAAATGGCTCAAATAAAAGGTTTTAAAAAAGACTCTGAGATTGCTAAATTCTTAAATATTACAACCGCAACAATGTCACGTATTAGACATGGCTCAGGAGTGAGAAAGGATAAAGCTAACATAATAGCGGAAGCAACAAAAACACCTAAAGAAGAAATTTATTTAGCTTCGCAAGTTGCCCAAGTACAAGACCCAGAAGAAAAAAAAGTTTGGGAGAATATCGCAAAAAAGCTGTCTAACGTAGCAGCCGCCCTGCTGATCTGCGTTAGTTTTGCTTTTCAAGATATGGGGTTAAAGACTGCTGATGCTGGTATTAAACAGTATTAGACATAAGCTAACCCCCTACCGAATAAAGAGTTTTTAAAGATCAAGGGATTAAAAGCGGTCGTCTACGTGGTTAATTTTGGCTAGTTCTTGAATGTTGCAAAATAAGTATAGACTAGAATTGTTACAGTTTCGTTGAAGTCAAAGTCAAAAGATGGTTAATTCTTCGCTGTGCTCAGCACCCTAGAGTCTTAAAGATCTTCATTAAAATAATCATTTATATCAGTCATTGAATTGACATGATTTAGTAAAAGTGATCTTAATCTACGACATTCTTTTTTTAAATCTTCAATTTCTATATCGCGTGTAGCAATCATATCTAAATTACTCTGATAATTTTGAGCAGCTTTAATTAATGCTTTCGATGCTGTTGTTTCATTGGTTTCTTCTTTGAGGGAAAGTATTGATTTTTCTAAAAGTTTAACTTGGATAATTGATGTTTTCATATTATTAAATCCTTTTTCCTGGAAAAATTTAAATATAATTCATATGAATAATAACATGGCCAAAGAGTACCCGGGGAAAGAAATCATATTATTTAATTAAAATCATTAGAAAGATATTTAACTGAAGGGAAAAAAAAGAAGTACCAAAAAATACTAAGAAAATAAATAGGAATTAAAGTTAAAAAATATTCAAAAAGAATAATGGTTGTTAAATCAATTAGAAGTAAATATATAAATATAAAAAAATCAATCATGGTATCAATTCATCAAAACAAGAGATTAATAATAAATGTGTGCGGTGTGGGGCTGCACATTAGTGCCTCCCCTTCCCGCCCACATTAAACAGATTTAGGAACAATCTTTTTCTTTTTCTTTGGTTCAATATAGGGATTAAAAGAGTTACCTTTAGCGTATGAATAACACGTTGCAAGATCAGTTTTATAGTGGCTAATTTGTTGTGTATAGCATTTACAAGAGCCTTTATCTTCATTGTAAACACACGCTAAAATTCTAGGGAAATCTTTAACCTTTAATAGCTTTTTATAGATTGGGGCAGTTTCAGGCCGCATAGGATCGGTAGGTATTAGAGACGTTAAATCATCATCCATTAATTGTTTATCTGAATATTGAAAAGAATCTTGAGAAGGTGAAGTAGACATAATTTCTTCAGGTTCACTTAAATAATTATTAGCACGATCATACATTCGATAACCTAAAAGACATAAAGCAATAACAACAAAAAACAAAACATAAAGAACAGTGGGTATTTTTCGTTCTGTTTTAGTATGAAGACTGGCAGATTTATAAAGAGGGAAAACCTTTTTATCGAGTTTATATGAACTTTTAACAGCATCTGAAGTGCTTGCGGTGTTTAGCTTACATTCTGACCATTCAAACTGAACACGATTGGCCCAAGTGGATTTCAAATGAATATGTTTATTAACAAGTTGACGTATATTTGAATCAAATAATCTAGGACTTTGAGATATTAAATAAAAATCTAAACCACGATGGCGATGTGTCTCAAAGGCCATGACGGAATCACTAGGTTTTGAAGCACTTGATCGAGGACGATAAACATTCTGCACTTCATCAATAAATATAATAGCGCCATCTGGGGCCCATTTATCCCAATCCTCAGCCTTGAGTAAATCTTCTTTGTTTTCTATACCAGCGCAAACAGAACAAGAAGGTGCAGAGCATACAATGACCTCATGAGTTAATTTAAGATTAGGGATGCCATGAACAAAAACGGGACGACCGGAATCTTGAAGCTTTAATAATTCACCTAAAGCATAAGCAGTTTTACCCGCTCCGGGTGTACCCGTAAATAAATTTATCATTGTGTGATTTTTCCAAGTGAAGTAAGACCAGTAAGGGCAGCGCGTGCAATGATTGCACCTAGAATAATACCGAAGCCAGTAGTGAAACCTGAAATAGTTGCCACCTGAAGAATTACACCTGAAACGTTATTCCAATTAGAAACAGCAGTGTCAACCATATTATTAACAAGAACGCCAAAACCAGCCATTGAAACAAAGCCCATACCCAAGGACGTTAAAACTTTTGAAGGAAGTGAACCAGAAAGACTTCCAAAGAATTTAAATAAGCCTTTCATTAATTCTTAACTCCACCAATTAAAATATATGCGCCTGTAAAGGTTGCTATAGCAATAATTAAGTAACTTAATAGACCGCCGAAATCACAAATTGGCTGATATGAAAACTCAAAAGAACCTCCATTAGTCAATGAAATATTGGCAGGAGCAGGACAACTATTATCAGATGAAATACTAACGGGTGAATAATCGAAATTTGGTGTTTGAGTAATAATATCGTCAGGCGTTAATTCATCACCAAATTCTTGGCAGGATAAAGAATCAGGCAATAAATCACATTGTGAAGGGTTTTTAGCTTGTTCAGTAGCTTGGTTTGGTTCACTTGATTCTGAGGCTGTGCCAGTATCACCACTGGAGTCTGTAGTAGGGTTCGTTAATGGATCAGTATCAGTATTAGCGTTATGGTCAGAAGTTAAATCAGCAGCAGCAGAATCCATAGGGGAAGGATTAACAAAAAGACCTGTAGCGGGGTCTATCAATGCGTTGTTTTGTTCCCAAGGAGATAAAGAATCGAAAGCATCAATAAAATCTTGATCAGTAGCAGATTGAGGGACAGTTCCCATTAAATCAACATTATCTATGTTAGTAGGGCTGTTATATTCAGCAATAGCACTACCGTTAGGGTCAGTTGTTATATAAGCGCGTTTTTTACTAATTTGAGGGATTACAGTTACTTTTAAATCATAACCATTAGAAAAAACAGAATTACTGAGAATTGTTTGTGCTTGTGCGTAACAATCCGCGAAAGTCATGTTAGTCCAGCCACCTCCTGAGTATGTATTTGTGCAGGAGCCTAAACCAGTAGTGCCAGTCGTGGGAGAAGTCCATTGGCCTAAATCATCTAAAATAAGACCGGCAGTAATTAAAGCAACGCCAAGCGGAGTAAAAGGAAATTTAGCAACCGCTTTTAAAGTTTGGGCTAATGCAGAATTCGTAACAGTTACATTTCGCATTGCATACGTTGAAGCATTAGCGGCAGTCTTACCAGTCATCTGAGTAGTCATTGTATGACTACCAACGTTTTTTATTGTTTGAGATACGGCAATGGGCTGATAAGGAGAAGTCATAGCAGCAGAAGCACTAAACGAAATAAAACAGGTTAAGAATAATAAATATTTCATTTAATTAGAAAAAAGAATTGATAAAGCGATAATAGGAACAGCAATTAAAATAATTGAAGTGATATCCATTAGAGCGGCCTTTTTAAAACTTTAAGGCAAAAAGCAGTTACAAGAAT